CTAAGTCCCTTTAAGATAACCGCCAGACCCTCACCCCGTACAACCCACGCTCTACACGAACACGTCTCTCTACCTGCTCACGCTTTAGTCCGGTGGCTGCCAGTAGTTGTTTGAGTGCTAAGTTAGTGTGGAGAGTTGGGATGAAGACCGAGGTGCCTGAAACAAATTTGCCCCAGTCCACAATGGCCCTCACCCCATCTGGGGATATATCAGTCGGAACTACTATCACTGTCAGTCACATCCAAGTCATCCCAAGACATTACCAAGACTTGCTGCTGCATCATAGCCATCTTAGTGCCCCTGCCTAGCCTGTCTCTCTTAGATTCGCCGTTCAGTTCTTTGTAGATCATGTCCCTTGCATCCTTGTAGCTCAGTTGCTGGAGGACTACCCACTGCTTAAATGGCTGCACTGCTAGGTACAATTTGTTGATGTCATACTCATGCCGTATAGACCAGTTGTACATTGGTGTAGCATCCGGTAGCACCAAGTATTCCGTCTCGCCGGTAGGCTTATCAGTGCTTTTTATGCGCAGTACGCCACGGATATTCTCGTTCACGTAGCGAGTCACCAAGTCACGAATATCGACCTTCATCTCTGTAGTGTCCGCACGGGACTCGCGTATCTTAGCCAGTATCCACTCACGCAGGGCTTCTAAATCCCAGTCTATAAGGCCAATGATGCTGGCTATCTGTGCGCCAGTAAGTGCCGCACCTGCCTGTGCTGTCCAGTGCCTATTCTCTGGGCCTGCTTCGGAGTCTATTGTTAGCTTCCTAATATTCTCAGAGAGCAGTAATTTAACGGAGTCCAAGTTGTTCAGGACGTACTGGATGAATATCTGCCCAGCGTGTCCGTAGTTGCCTGACAGGTCATCGTTCAATGCCCTAGCCTGTATAACCTCTTCTTGGGTGTGCAATAGCTGCGTTACCGTAGACTCCATAACCCGCTGTGCTTCTCCTTTCGGCAATGCCCTGTATTCGCCCATCTTGTCTATTAGACTTGTGTTACCTGAAGTGCCACACAGAAGGCTCCATTCCTCGCCTCGGTAACGTTCTTGGTTCTGGCCTGTGTTGGTCTGCCTGTTTTTTTGCTCCCCGTCACTGACCGCGTAGGCAAAGTCACTAGCCTCTTTGGCTTTGTAGTTAGATAGCTCATCAATGTACAACACGATGTTCTTGTGTAGCTCAGCACGATTCCACACGGAGTTGCCCGTATCTTTACCTTTTAACACTAACTTCTTGTGGTTACCCCAAACGGAAGCACCTCCCCACTGACCAGTTGTCTTGCCTAAACCTGATTCCGCACTCATAAGGTGGAAGATGGCTCCCGACACATTGGGCACGAACTCCATTAGTGGAGACCCAAAGGACAAGGCAAACATAAACTGGTGTGGCTGAAAGCCTTTCTTGTTGTAGAAACTTGTTACTCGCTTCCAACCCTCTAGCGTTCCCTTCTTAGCAAACATAGAGAAGTACTGCGAGGTACGTGCGCCGGGCGGATTTGGTTCTATTCGATCTGCAAAAACTTCTTTGTCTCCTATGACGAAGGACTTGTTGCCCTCTGTCCAACCAAACTGAGTCTTCACTGTTATTTCATCTTGTGTTTCTTGTAGTTGTTCAATCCATTTCTGTACGTAAACCATAAGGGCATCACTCTTTGTATTTAATATTTGTATTCCATTCATTCCCATAGCTTTTCGGAACTCTTCTTTTGATGAAAGTCTTACCCCTGATATTACAAAAGTCTGGATACCTTCCCTAATGGAGTGGTATTTGAACTCAAACGCGGGGCCGTCTATGGGGTCTCTTAGTCGCTTCGTGAGGTACAGGTCGCGCTTGTATATCAGCACCTCGTCCGCGTTTCCTTCCTTATCCTTTGTCCTCATAAACACTCCACCGTTGGGCGAACGAAAATAAGGAAAAGGGTAATCTGGTATTGTGTGGCGCTCTAACTTGACTGGGGGTTCTTCTTCATCTTCCCCTTCAGGCATTGGAACCACGGGAGTTTCTACAGCAACTTCAACTATATTATCTTCAGCAGTAGCTTCAGGTATCTCCATACATAAACGTATCGGGCTTTTTATCTTCCCTTTGTGTGGACACGCCTCGCACACTGATGGATTGTCATAACTAAAAGTAGTGCATAGATGAGGGGCATCTATAGAGGAGGCTATCTTTTCTGTCTCTTCGGGAGAATAGCCTTCATACCCCTTTGAGACCAAGTGTATCGCTCGCTCCCCGTCTTCGCAGAACTTTGCGATAGAGAGAATGTGTAGCCACTCAGGGTAAGTCATGTCGTTGGGTTCTAGGATGGCCTTGCGTAACTGACCACACCCCCCGCCATTGCCCGTTGCAGCTAATAGCTTTGCGAACCGCTTCACGTATGGGCTTAAGCCCATCGCTTGTTCCATGTCCTTCTTGTCTTGCTCTGAGTACTCTCTGGCACTAACCACTGGTATCGGTTGGTGGGGTAACTTAGCTGCAAACGCATCGAGGTCTACTAGCGCAGTACACATGCTCAGCACTTCTACGTCTAGCGCAGGGGTGGCTTTAAAGTTATGTGTATTCGGTATGCGTAGTATCCTAGCTGCATCGGCAGTAACAACAGGGTCAGCATTTAACCCCTGCTCCACACATGCAGCCTTCAACCGTTCAGCGACAGGTAGCCACTCTTCTCTAGTGTACGCCTTTGACAACACCCAATAGACGTGTACGCCTCTCCCCGAATTAACTACCGAAGTAGGTTTGGGTAAAGCGTAGTGCTTACAAAAATCTTTCAGTGCCGCAATGGCATCTGATTGTGTTGGGTATGGCTTTCCTTCGCCACAGTCTAAGTCTAAGAATAGAGCCTTTAATTGTTTTACGTTGTCGGCTTTCCTTGAATTCTGGTCATCGAACGTACCTAAAGCGTAGTACGCATCATATCCGTCTAAGTCAAAGTTCTCGGCTGTTTCCACCAAGGAGTCAATTGAACTGTAAAACTTCTGTACTGTTTGCCCATCCTTAATCCCTACCGTGCAGTAGTAGCCTTCCTCACTCAACACCGAGCTTAGAAATTGTTTTGTATCCATCATTCTCACACGCTATAGATTAGGGGTGTTAGCTAACACCCCCAAATTCAAAGGAACTACTAGTCATCAAAATCATCTAGTAAGCTAGACAAGTCAAGGGCAGCTACAGGTTCTACTTTTGCTGTCTTCTTTGCCTTTTTCTTAGGCTCTATAGGTGTGTCATCGTCATCAAACAACCCCCCTGCGGCTTCTTCTTTAGGTGCAGGTAAGGACGTGGCTTGAAGCTCCTTAGCTTCTTTCGGTGTGATTTTCAACTCCACTAGCTTAGCTGTCTCAGGGTCTTGTTGTGCAGTAATAGCTAGCGCCAACTCTTCCTGTGTCAGTATACGCTGTGGTTTAAAGCACAGGCGTGGGTGCGTAACGTCTGTGTCGAAACGCAGTTCAGTTATCACCGAAGCCAATGGGGCTTTATGCGCGTTAAGGTGTCGTGCGTATGCTTGCATGGACATCTTCTGCTTGTTGTCACCAAACACACTAGTGGCGGGCAGTGAGAGTAAGTACGTGTCAGGAGACACTACGATACCATCGGCATCGGCAAGCAATACAGCAATACGTTGTTGGTAACGACATGCGCGGCTTTCACCAGTACCACTGCCTTTTATGTTTTGTGGACAGCTAGCGCAAGTTATTGACTGTGCTTCTGAAGGCAGTACATCTTCGGAAGGCTTGCCGCCACTAGTGTCTGATGACCAGCAAGTAGGGGCACTGGATTCACCTTCCACATACGCGCCTTCGTAGTACATCCGTGATAAGGGAGCAGACTTCACTACCACTATGCTCATGGTGCGGCTGTCAATAGCGCCGACCTCTTCCCCGCCAACTACCTTACGGAATACTGCGCCACGGATACTCAGCTTACGCCCACCGCCACTGCCATCGTTACCCATAAGATTTGTTTCTGGTTCTAGTTGTGCCAGCATATCTGTAAATTCTGCTGGCATGTTCCCAAATAAACTCACTTCTTTTGTCATTGTCTAGCTCCTAAATGTCATCATTTTCGTTAAGCCCGTCCAACACGTGTTGGGGGGAAAGTTCTTTTACGTTTTCTGCAGGCTTCGCTGCACGCAACGCCTCTACTACTTCAGGAATGTTAAATCTATACGTGTTACCAACTTTTATGTAGGTGTGCTTAGGAATAGACCCCTGCTTCACCCACTGCCGAATCGTAGTAATCTTTACTGAAAGATGCTCAGATAGATTTTCGATAGGGACGTAAACAGTTGCATTTTGTTTGCTCATTTTTTCTTTTTCCTCCGCACATTGATCACATACTCACTATCCACGTTAAGCGCTGGAGGTAATAAGTCAGGACACTCAGTTAAAAATTGGCGCATATTAGTCTGCTGTATGCGTTTCTCAAGCAGGTCAACACACTCGTGTTCAAGGATAAACTTGCTCATAGCCTCCCAGTCGCTTGTCCAGTACCGATTTTTAACCGTGCGGAATACCGTGCCGTGAGATGTCTGCATAGACTCCTCGCCAGTTTCTTCAATATTCGCTTTGATTTTGTCGGACAGGGCAGCGCGTAGTAAGTCTAGCTTGTCATTAAGCGCACCTTCGGCTTCCTTAAACTCACTGGTGAGTTCGGCTTTCTTATCTCGTATTTTGATAAATACAGAGACAAGTCTATCGGTACTTTCTTCACTCATTCCATCATCCTCCAACAGTTTTATTTAGTTTTATTTAGTTTTATGGAGTATATCTAGGTATTATTTATAGTTCAAGCTCTTCTCGGTACAAGTCTATTATTTTTGTGTGTGTTTCCATGCGCCCATCTAACATCTTGTAGACGCGTGACTCTACTGGAGAGCCTTGAAGTTGGATGACTGTACAGGGGTGTTTCTGTCCTGCCCTGTGTATTCGTGCATTAGCTTGTGCATACGTTTCTAACGAAGACACTGGCCCCCACCAAACGATTGTATTAGCTGCAGTCAGTGTGATGCCGTGGGCTGCAGCTTGTGGCTGCACTATAAGAACCCGTGGGTTTTCTTCATCTTGGAACTGAGCAAAAATCTCGGTGCGCTTACTTGCACTAACATCTCCCCGTATTATTGCGCTTGTGACTTTATCTTTAGTCAGTTTCTCCGAGAGCAAATCAATCACATGTCTAAAGGGGACAAATATAATAACCTTTTGGCTGGACTCGTCAATCACTTCTCGCAAAACTTTGTACCTATCCTTAATATCGAACTCTACTGTCTCTCCACTATCGGTATAAACTGCACCACATGAGATTTGTAGTAGTTTGTTCATGTTAACTGCAGCGTTTGCTGCAGTGACCGACTCTTCTGCAATGATTGCCATAAGTTGTTTGCGCAGGCGTTCGTAGTATTTCTTTTGCTGAGTGCTTAACTCCACGTGACGTGTGACATAGGTAAGCTCAGGCAGGTCTAGGCATTGGTCTTTAGTGAAACGTATTGCTGGTTGTAGCACATTGAACACGGTGTCCACGGCTGTAGGCTTTGGTGCCCACTTAAAGTTAGTGACTTTGTACATCACCATTTCGCGGAAAGCCCCGAAGAACCTAGGCACTGTGGCTGGGTTGTTAAGTTTAGCTAAGCCGAATGCGTCTACAGGGGACTGCGCTGCAGGTGTTCCAGTCATCTGCCATACCCACGTATCTGGGCCTATTAGCGTATTGAGGACTTTCCACCGATCTGTTTGGGCGTTTTTGTAGTGGTTAGCCTCGTCCACAATGATACAGTCGAACCCACCTGCAGCAATCTCATCGCGCACAATAGCCATGCCATCGTAGTTTATGATGATGTATTCGGCATCGCTGTTGATTATCTCTCTGCGTTTCTGGGCGCTACTGTGGTGTGCTACGTCTACTTTGCGGTGCATCGCGCAGTTAAATAGCTCGTTACGCCACGCTGAGACCATGATAGACAGAGGGCATATGATCAGTACGCGATTTATAACCCCCTCATTCAGTAGGAAGTCTGAAGCCCACACTGCTGAAGCGCTCTTCCCAGTACCTTGCTCGTTAAAGCAGAAGGCTCTCCGGTTAACTGTTAGGAACGCAGCCGTGGTTTTCTGGTGATCGTAAGGCTCAAACCTGCCGCCCCACTTGTACTTCCCCATGATAGGAGAAGGTACGTTCTTAATGTTCAGGTTGTTAAGTACCCGTGTCTCATCAATACCCCAGCGTACTAGCACGTTGTTGTTGCCTAGGTTTTTGCTGTTGGGTATAGCCGCCGTTATCTGGTTGGGGTTACGAACTTTTAGCAGTAGCCCCCTGTTCTCAATCACTTCCATTTGTTTCTCTCTTCCTCATACGGACGCGTTCTCCAATTCTGGTTGCGCCATGCGTTATCCTGCAATGCTTTTACATATGCTCCGTAGTCACTCATTAGGGTATCTTGTACGCCGTGCATCCAGTCGTACTGGTAGAAAGATTGCATTAGTGTTCTCATTTCTCTACCCCCTCATAATTTTTGCAGAATTGCTCTCGTTGCTGACATCCCTGCCCCTTGCTGTGCCATCTCTGGGGGCTAGACGCTCTATGGTCAGGGTAGAGTCGGAGGACAATCTTGCTCCTCCAGAAGTGAGTTCGCTCATAGTGTGGGCTATCAGCGCGTGCCCTACCTTCCTGAAGGCGTGGTCTTCATCTACAGCAACAACTTGTGTGGCTAGGCCAACAGCAAACTTAGTTATGGTATGGTCTTCAACCACTTGGTCAACTACCTTTGTCCCGTCACCAACTTGCACTACTGGTGTACTAAGCCCCTCGTCTAGCTGCTCAATGTGGGTGCTTAGTACATGCACCTTCTGGCGTATCTTTTCCACGCTAGTTACCATCATTGCATCATACTTGCTAGTGTCCATAGTCCACCGCAGCTTCCTTTCAATATCTCCAGCCTCACAGCCTACGACTAACAACCGCTGTTTGATCTTCTCATTTGACGCTTTACAGGTTAGCTTGATATTAACTAAGTACAGCATCCCAAGTGTGCCTTCAGCCATTGCTGGCTTATCTGAATTCTTCATCTCATCATCCTCGTTTTAGGTTTACTTGCTCTTACCCTTCTTCTGGTAATTTCTTGCACGGTTCTTGCTTTTACTTTCTATAGTAACGCCGTCTTTATTCTTGCCTCCTTTTACTAATGCCTTCTTGTGGCTAACGTCCTTACCCTCGCGCTTGTCGGCCTTGCCGTTCTTGTTAGCGTCCTTACCTTCCTTATCCATCTTACGCCTAGCACGTTGACGCTCCATTCTGCGCTCAAATGTCGCGCTACCTACAGGTGCGTTAGTTTGCTTCTTGCGTTTTGACTTTGCCTTTGTCTCACTTTTTGTTGCCATGTCTAACTCCTCCCGTTATGGGGACATTCAGTTACGATACAGTGTGCCTTACATAGCCCACTAGGCTTAGGGTTCCACACTCCATTTGCATGTGATTTCTCTACCATTGCATACTTGCCTAACCACTTGTTCCACAAGGTCGCCTCGTTCTTAATTGTGTAAGTATCTTTCACCATGTCTCCACACACTACGAAGAACAGGCCACCCCTTACTTCTTTAACCTCTGGGAAGTGTTTGAATGTAGCCAGCGCCATCAACTCAAGCTGTCCTTTGTCTGCATATCGCGCAGACTTGCCTGTTTTATAATCTATTACTATAGCTACCCCAGTCTCTTTGTTGAGGATGGTTAGGTCTGATATGCCCCGAAACCACACGTTCTCATCGAAGAACCCGCACGGCTCTAGGTCTACAGTAAGCCCCATCTTGTATTCGGGTAGCTTCTCACCTGTCATGCCAAGCAGTTTGTCCAGTGACTCCAGCGCGAAGTTGAACCTTGGGTCTAGTGGTATCTTCCCGCCTTCCCGTACATAGTCTTCAGCAGCTTGGTGAAACTCGTTACCGTACATTATCGCAGAGGTGTCAAAGTTCTCTTCGTAATCCTTAGCTACCTTAACGTGATAGTACTGCTTAGGGCATGTATCAAAGGTCTTCATTGCACTGAACGACCACGTTGGTTTCTTACTCATCTTCGCGCCACTCTTCAACCTCACCATAGTTTTTGCCTATCTCTACATCGCCGCGAACAGGTAAACCCTCTGCCCATTCTGGAGTTTCGCCCATGCACTGACCGATGAAAGCGGCAGTTTCATCTACTTCGGAGTCCA